ATGAAAAGATTTTTAGTGAAATCGTTTGAATAATATTCGATCAATTTTGACCAATCAATTTTGCCAAGCCTTATTTCTTCGTGTGTTGCTCGTGTGTTGATTGCGGTGAATCGATCCATGATATCTTTTGTCATCATTTCCATGTTGCAAATTGCGGTCACGATATTTGATTGAATTGCTTTTTCAGCAAGGTTCAAAACAAGGTTTGATTTTCCAAACCCTGTGTGTGCTGAAATGATCGTCACTCGCCCACCGTTAAATCCACCTATAAGTGAGGAAAGTTTCTCAAAACCCTTTATCTCTATAAGATGGTTGTTTTTCGGATCCTGCCACTCACTCATATATATAAGACCAAGTTCCTGCTTGGAAACGGGCTTTGTCGAGGAAACAAACTGGCGTCTAAATGAATCAATTAGTGTGTCGGCGAGCTCAGGATTTTTGGAAATCTCTGTTGCAAGTTCGATTGATTGTGCTGCGCGTAGATTTTTGTGATAAAGATTTAAAAGTTCAAGTTCGTTTTCTGGCAACAAAACGAGATCAAAATCATTTTCAGCAAACGCGTATAAGGCCGTTTGGCGAGCTTTCCAGTAGGACCCTTGTTGAGTATCAAGATTTTCTAAAAAAACCGACAGCGCGCCGCTCGTGCACGTTTTCGGCCATGTGTTCATCTTAATTCCAAGTTTTCTGTAAAGGAAAAAGTCTTTTTCGTTGGAAATTGCTCGTTGACCCAGTGTTCCGAAGAAGTTTTTAAGCTCACGCGTCATTGTGAAACCAAACTTTTCAACGCACCAGCTAAATAAAGTTGACGCTCCCTGTTGGATCTGTTTTCAAGTTTTTTAGAATTTTCAATTTCTGCAACCCAAACGGAAAATTTATCCGGAGTTTCAAATTCTTTGCAGATCCGAGAAATTTGATTTTGTGAAAATCTCAAATTGTTTTCAGCTAACCAAAATTTTACATCCTGAAAAAATTTAGAAAACTGATCATCGAAAGTTTTAACAGAATTTTCTAATTGAGAATTGTTTTCATTTGGCGATTTTGCATACTCTTCATTCTTATTTCTTATATCTAATATCTTAGGAGCGGTTTTGCCGCGCTCTGAGCGCGCTTTTTTGAAGTCTCTTCCCATTAATTCCAGTGGGATAGACGTTTCGAAAATTATTTTAGAATTTTTAAAAAGCAACTTAATGGGAACTGAGTTGGATTTAAGTTGCAACTCAAATTGGTTTAACTGTCTTTTCGTGCGCATCGAAAGTTTAGTTGATACCCTGCGCCAAGGTATTTCAAAGACAGTTTGCTGCCCATCAAAATTTTCAAAAAGCAGCTCCATCAAAAGCCAATATCTAGCGTAGCCCTCAAGACCCATATCGCTAATGATCCACCCCAAGTCTTTGCTGGTGTCGGCATTGTGGTAATGTTTAAACCATTTCATTGATGATTTCCCCTCTATAGTTCTTGACCAAACCATGACTGGGGAATAGATATTTACCCAGGGTATTAGGTTTGGCTTTTCGTTGTGGTCTAGCCAGATGTTTAGTTCTTATAAGAGGGTTTTGCTGCTTAGTAAAACCCTTTTTTTATCAGTCGAATTCGCCAATTAAAACCCATCCAAAACATCCTGCGGTTAAGTCTCCGAAGTTAGCAATCAAAAGCCTATCTGTTTCTGGGTCGTACCATAGCCACTGTTTCACGGTAAATTCCCCATCCTTGCGTCCATTATAAATTTCTCCAGCTTATCTATTCGCCCAGCTTTAATCATATCAATTGGAGCAATCATTCCTAGCATTGGATTTTGCACCCTGAACCACATTTGAACTTTGGTTAAGTTCCCCTCAAAATTATCAGCCACAAGCTCTAAAAGATTCGCAAGCCGTCTAGCAAGGGCTTTAATCTTACCTGTGGCTCTACTGTCAAATCTTAGTGATTTAGGTTTAACATCTAAACAAACCGCAAGATCATTGTTGGCTAGGTCCAATGTTTTGAAAACCTTTTTAATATCAACACCATCCTCGATGTAGAAATCATAGTAGTGTTTCTCTGGGACGGTGTTAAATATCACCTAACCCCCCTATGTATTCGTCGAAGTCTTTGATTGCTTTACCGGAAATATTGTATGCCTCGCCCACACTACTGATTGGTCTGTGTTGGCTGATTGATCCATCTAACTCCCTAACATTTATTGGAAGTAATGTGTGGTTTGCCCCCTCCAAGCGGCATCGTATCTGATACAAGTCTTCCTTCAACTTCACAGCCTGGTCGTAGAGATCTAGGTAGTCTGAGAGAAGGGCGTTGTAGCCTTCGTTAAAGTCTCCATTCCAAGTCACCTGATCTATTTGTGACATTGCATCTCTCCTCGCCTCCAGTATCTTGTGCAATTCGTCGCGGGTCATCAGTGCCTCGTTCCTATGTGCAATTCAATGATTTCATTTAAAAGCAATATCAGTTCATCTGATCTTTTCTTTAAGTCTTTAGCCTCGGCAGCAAACGCTTTGAAATTAAAAAACTCAACAAACCTTTTCCACAGAGGCCAGCTTTTCTTTTTGTCTATAACGTCCCAAGACGCGTCGTTAATTTCTTTAAGTCTTTTGCAAATCTCTACTGCCCTAGATTTGTTTAAACAATTAGCTCCAACATACGCCTCAATGTATTTATCTAACGATAACCTCACCCTTCCCCCTCTAATATTGAGTCCATTCGGTCTCGGTAAAAGCAAGACGAACACTTTCCATCTTGTGAACAAAAACAAGAGAAATACTTTCTTGCCACCTCAAGCGCCCTCTGATACTTGTCTAGTTCGGACAGGAGGAATGGAATGTCTTCTCTTGCTTTGGCTAGAAATAAAAAGTCTGCCTTTGTCCCTCTATCAACTTGCATTGCAATACCAGAGCTTTCAGTTTCAACCGTAGGGGCTGTGTCATCATCAAGCGTATGTTCACGATAAAACCAAGGCCCTTCAGTCGCTTTCTCTACCCTATCTTTTATCTCCCTGATCCGATCTGCGAGGCTCATGGTCTAATTGGGATCGCACCCAACCCTTGAGCGAATTGCTGATCGTACATTTTCTTTCTATCTCGCTGTATCTTTAACTCAATGAATTGAAACACAAAACGCATTTCGTTTTCATCTTCCAATCGTTCCATTTCTTTTTGAACATTCTTGCAAACATCAAAAATTATCTCTTCACTCGTTTCCATCACACACCCTCCACAGGTTCGTATTTAGTTTTAAACACATCATCACGGCATGGATAAAATTCCCCATGCGTACCTTTTATGATCCAATCTGTTGGCTTTGCAGTCATGATGCCTTCGGGCGTTGGAATTTGAATAGTGATATTAAATCCAGTCTGTCCCAATGATGCTGCTTTTGGGTCTAGCATAGACATAATTTCCAAAGCACAATGATATGTCCCATCAAACTGCACAGCCTGAATCACGATTGGCTTACTTCGGTAGTGTTTCATAAACATTCCCAACCAAAGGCATATTTAGAACCTTTGTGTTTTTTCTTTTCTTCTTCAAATAGTTCAAAAAATCTAGCTCGTGTAATTGGTTTTGTTTTAAGAATTTGAGTAAACACAATGTATCTAGTCTTTTTATCAATGGTGAATATTTCCAATTTATATCTATGTCTTTGTTCACTCACTTCAACCCATCCTTAAACTTCTCGAACTCGGCTAGTGCTTTCCTTGCTCGTTGTCCAGCATAAGAATAAACATCATTTCTTTCTTCACAGTCTTTATACAAAACACATCTTTTTCGCATTTCACCACTGATTCCATGATAGTCATCAACAGAATAATTCATCTCATCGCCATAAAACTCCAATGCTAATTTTAACTTCTCACACTGATCCAGTGCTGCTTGATAGGAGGCGAAATCTACGACGTGAATTAAACTTTCTTGATAACCAAGCGGTCCCCCTTTGGGGCGAGCTGCATAGCATTCAAGCAATCTATCAATCCAAAACTCCCGAGGCTTTGTTTTACTCATTTTTTCTTTTCCTTCTCAGCATAGTCAGCCGCTTTTAATAACCACTTGGCAAGCCGTCGAGCTTCGTTTGGCTTGAGGCAATCCCATGGGGACACCAAATCAATGCGTTTAATTGGATCGTTATTCCACAAAGTTAGCATAGCAATTTCTTCGTTCTTATGTTTAAACGGTTTCATTTTTCACCTGCTCAAATAACCACTTCGCCAGTTGGTTCATTTCAAACCTCTGTCTGCTATTTCTTTATAGTTGGTTATTTTAATTTTAAAATCATGTGGTCCTGTTAACCGAATCCTTTGTCCACTATCTCGCTCAATTGTTAGAGTCAGCTCATCAACAACAATCTCAATAACAATTTCTTTACCTAGTGTTATGATTTTAGACCCCATTGGTTTCATTCCTTCCACCCCTTGGTCTTGTCATCCCAACGCTTACTCATACGACCGAGCAGCTTGGTTATGTAGAGTTCAAAATAAATCGCAACAATTGTCCCGCCGATTAGGGCACCAAGTAAAAGTAGAATCATTTAAAGGCCCTCTGCTTTGCCACGTGTTTGTTGTGTATTTTTATAAATTCTTGGCCCAGCCCTTTCATTGCTCTGCGCGAGTAAATGAGCGTGATCCAACTGCCAACGGCAAGCCCAACTAAAAAACCAAAAGTAATGTAAGCTGAAATCATTTTGCACCCCTTTTAATTAAGTTCAAAACATATTTATTTAGCTTTTCACGAAAAGAATCCACGCGCAGCAAAGACCTGTATTGACTCGGCGTAACACGAAACGTCACAACCTTGGTTCGCGCCTCGTGTTTATTTTTAACATTCGACATTTTTTTGTTTACCTTTCCCGTAATACGGGTGTAATACGTTTTCAGACGTAAAAAGTAAACAAAAAAGGGAAAAAAGTGGAAAACGGATCTAGACGTTTCAATTTATCTGAAATCTTAGAGTGCAAGCGATTGGGAAAAACAGAGTGGGGATTTATATTTTATCAAGACGATGATTATAGACAGTCGATTGATTACGATTCGTCGTTTGTTGTTGTTGAAAAGTGGTTTGATAACAAGTGGCAATGTGCAAGTTCATATCTTATAAATCAGAGAAATAAAAATAGAGTTGAGGGATTTTTGAATGACACAAATTGATTTAAAAAAATTAAAAGAACCTTTCCCTGGTCGTGAAATTGAATGGCGCGTTCAACAATGCGGTAAAAAAAACGGAAAGTTCTGGGCCATGGTGCTTTGTTATTTACAAGCGAGGGCTGTTCAAAACAGATTCGATCAAGTCGTTGGGCCTGAAAACTGGCAAACAAAATATCGACCGATTCAAGTCGGATCTGAATCAGGCGTTGAATGCACAATTTCAGTAAAGATCGCTGGCGAGTGGATTGAAAAAACAAACGTTGCTCCAATGACAGATATTGAAAAACTAAAGGGTGCCTATTCTGATTCCTTTAAACGCGCAGCTGTTGAGTGGGGAGTGGGTCGATACTTGTACGAACTAGAGCCAAAGTTTGCCGAAATTGTTGACGGTCCCGGACCAATGATAAAATCAGCATTCACAAAAGAAAAAGAAAAGTTTTTTTGGAAAGAGCCATTTGTTCAGACAAAACTAAAGCCTAGTGATGATGATTTAGACGAGGATCATCCAGACAATCACAATATTTTTGATGACATTGGACGAATCAATCCTAAAAGCAAAAACGGATCAGGAACACACAAAGATCATACGGCGCCCACCTATCCAATTGATGACGATGGGTTTTCGCGAGGGCCAACGCACCCAAAGGATGATCCAGAAACACCACAAAAGAAAGACGCTGTTTCAGTTTCAAACGTAGCTCCGATTTCAAAGTCAGAGGCTCTAGATTTTCAAAAGATGACAAAGGTTCGCGGCTGGCCAGCAAAAAAAGTCACATCCCTTATGAAACAAATGTTGAACAAAGAAAAAATGTCGGAACTTAAAAAGGCAGAGCTAGACGTTTTGAAAAAGTTCGTGTCTGATTATGGTCACGAGGTGATTCCATGAAAAAGATTTTCTTAATTATAGTGCCACTTTTGATTTCAATTTTTGCCGTGTTTTACATTTACAACAGACTTGAGGAATGCGGATGGAAAGAGTGCAACGCCGACGGGTCCGAGTGCTCAGATCATAGGGCGTGGCTTTTGCCAGACGAAAAACTTCAATTCGTTGAAAACAAATCATTTAGTTGTCAAAAATAAAGGGGAAACAAATGGAAAAAGAAAAACTCCAAGCATCTATGGATCAAATTGAAAAAGCATTGAAAGAATCAAACGTCACTAGATTTTTTGGCTACGTTGAATCGGGTGATATGCAGTTCCTTTACGAAATGGGCAAATTCACAACATTCGAGCGTTGCGGAATATCTGATTATTTGAAAAAAGCGTCTGAAAAGACAATGAAAGGTGTTTAATTATGGGTTTTTTAAGAAAGTGGCCCTATGGCGGAAATGAGTTTCACGGGTCAGAAAGTATTTTGATCGATGGCGTTCCTCAAGTCTATACGGACACCGAGGAACAGGACTTTCGTAACTTTATCGACGGGTTTATCGAAAAGTTTCAACAAAAAACTTTAGAAGAGTTCGAAACCGAGGCACAATCAAAGGGTGCAGAATCAACAGGACCAGCTCCCACCGATTCCTGAAATTGTTAAATGCCAAATCTGTGGCACCGAAGTTGTTCACACGTCAAAATCTAATTGGAGACTAAAAACCCGGCTTGTTTTTCAAGTCGGGAACATCGCGGGGTATTGCTCCGAACCAATCGACCTTTGTTCGCAATGTTTTATCAAAGCAATCGACAGCGCTAAAAATCTAATTGAGAATATGATCAAATATGAATGATCATTACGCCTCGATTGACCTAAACACGCACGTTACGATGAACTTTAAATGGAAAGACGCCCTTTTCCAGCCTCAGTGGGGAGTTTATATTTTCCCAACCCAGGAACAATCAGACAATATTTTCAGAACAGCAATGAAACTTGAGACGATAAAAAAGGCACTTGAGGGACGAAAGATCATTACACTTAATTGGCTTAGGTCACCAAAATACAACGAGCTTGTGAAAGGCTCTAAAAGATCAGCACACCTTGACGGCCTCGCCGTCGACTTCGTTGTAGATCAAATGCACCCACAACAAACAAGACTCGCGCTCATCCCTTTGCTTGAAAAAATAAACATTCGAATGGAAAAGCTAGGGCCAAACGACAACTGGATTCACATTGATCTAAAAGAGCCCGGGCCATCGGGCCGATATTTCACGCCTTAAAAACCCACGGATACGGGGACAAAGACTCAAGGATGAGTCGTTTTGCTGGCAAGCGTTAACGGTTGATCAATCTAAACTTATCTTTAAATTATCAATGAATGAAAATCTCACCCACGGGAAACGACGTTGATGCTAAAACACCGACGTCGCATTCACTTCTTAGACACCCGTATGATTCAAAATATCAAACACCAATAGAGATTTATCTAGCAACTGCGATCAACGAGCTGATTTTGGTCAATACCGAAGTCGAGGAAAAAACCTATTACTTCGGAGAAAATCCGCTTTTAATTCAACGAAAAACACTGGTGATTCAAACGTCCGAGGGTGTTTACAGGTTCCCAGAAACCCACTTAAAACATAAGTTCAATCAATTCGGCATCCTTTTTTGTTGCCACTATTGACTTAAATCTAAAATCTGCCGAGTCTTAAACAAACCCGATCTGCGACGGGTCTTTCAATTCACCCGGGGGAATTGCAATAATGGAAATAAGTATCAAGTGCGAAACCGCTCATCAATTGCCTATTGATCAGCTGACAGAGTTTCAAGGCGACCTAAAAAACTTGACCGAAGAGTCATATCAAAAGTTCAAAAAACAATTACTTGAGCTAGGATTTTCCGCCCCCTTTTTTGTTTGGAAAGATAACCAAAAAAATTATATTTTGGATGGTCACCAGAGATTAAGAACGCTCACGCAAATGCAAAAAGAAGGATGTTTCGTCCCGCCACTCCCTGTCGTTTATGTTCAAGCAAAAGATCGACAAGAGGCTAAAAAGAAAGTGCTAGCCTTTACATCGCAATACGGGGAAATGTCGCAAGAATCATTGAGTGATTTTTCAATAGATGCCGAGATTGATTTTGAATTCTTAAAGGATCACTTTAAGTTTCCCGAGGTTGATCTAAAGACAATGGCATTTGAACATGAGCTAGAAGAAAAAGAACAGAACGAATCCGTTGGTTTGTTTTCCGCAGTCGTTGAGTTTTCAAGCCATGAAGAAATGACAGAGATAGCAGAAGAGCTTTCGGGTCGTGGCCTTATTGTGAAAATAAAATAATGGCAGAATACGGATTGCCCTACATGGGGTCAAAATCAAAAATAGCCAACGAGATAATTAAAATATTTCCTAATGCGGAAAATTTTTATGATGTTTTTGGCGGCGGATTTTCAATCACTCATGCGATGCTCACCAGGCGATCAAGAGACTATAAGCAATTCCATTTTAACGAAATACGCCCAGGAGTTTGCGACTTAATTAAAGATGCGATTGCTGGGAAATATAATTACAATGTTTTTAAGCCACCGTGGGTTTCAAGAGAAGAGTTCTTTGCTAAACTAGACTCTGATCCTTACATAAAACTGTGCTGGTCGTTTGGGAACGATGGATCGTCTTACATTTTCTCGAAAGAAATCGAGCCTTACAAAAAATCAATGCATAACGCGATTGCGTTTAATGAGTTTGATGATCTGGCTCGAAATGTTTTTGGCATGGAAAGGTTTAAAGATGGATATTCGATAAATCAAAAGAGACTGTTCCTAAGAAACAAAATTGAGTATTATAGAAAAACAAAAGTGCCAGAATTTTTGTGGCCATTTTTAAACGAAAAGCATTTAGAAATAGTTAGGGCGAACAAAACAGCAGACAATTTAAAGCAGTTGGAGCAGTTGCAGCGGTTGGAGCGGTTGCAGCAGTTGGAGCGGTTGCAGCAGTTGCAGCAGTTGCAGCAGTTGCAGCAGTTGCAGTTTTATTCCACTAGCTATGAGAAAATACCAATAAAAGAAAATTCAATTATCTATTGTGATCCGCCGTATGCAGGCACAGCTGGCTACGATGGAGAGTTCAACGCAGATAAGTTTCTAAACTGGGCGCATGAGCAAGCTAACCCTGTGTTTGTTAGCGAATACAATATTACAGACAAAAGATTTAAACTTGTTTTTGAAATTAAAAAACGGTCCATGATTTCTTCTGATAAATCAGTTGGCAACAAGATTGAAAAGGTGTTTGGAAACCATGCTGCGATCAAAGCATTAAAAGAGTTAAAAAATGTCTGAGCCAAAAAACAAAGGCGGACGCCCAACAAAAGATCTTGACCAGAAAATGTTTGAGGGGATGTGCAGGATACAATGCACAAAAGAAGAGTTTTGCGACCTTTTCGATGTTGATGAAAAGACTTTAACTAAGTGGTGTAAACGTGTCTATGGCCAAGGTTTTTCCGATGCCTTTAAAAGACTAAGCGCTGGCGGAAAACGAAGTCTTAGGCGCGTCATGTTTGAAAAAGCAATTGATCACGGAAACGTCACAATGATGATTTGGCTATCAAAACAATATTTAGGAATGACGGAAAAAATTGTCAACGAACACACAGAGATTGCTTACTCAGTTCCAGAATTTCTCAAGACCGACTAAGCATCTAAAACAAATCGCGTGGTTCAACTCAACTGCAAGACACAACTTTGCTTTGGCCGGGCGTCGTGGTGGCAAGACAACTGCAATGAGAGAAAAGATTTGCAAGATGGTCACCGAGTGCCCAGCTGGTGGAGAAATCTTTTATGTCGGGCCAACGAATCAACAGTCACTTGAACTTATGTGGGAACCTTTAGAAGAAAAACTATTTCATTTGAAGTGGGACTTTAAAGCACATCAATCAAAGCAGCGATTTGAGCTAAGTAAAAAGCGAAAGATTTATATTATAGGAGCTGAAAAGATTCGTCGAATCAGGGGACACAAGGTGTTTCATTTCTTTGGGGACGAAGTGGCGTTCTGGACCACTGATCCTTATGTTGTTTGGCGAGCGGCTAGACCAGCACTGTCAGACTTTCGTGGCGGATCTGATTGGTCGACAACGCCGAATGGAAAAGGAACCGCTGCTTATGATTTTTATTTAGACAAGCTAGATCAACAGGACTGGGGAATACACAATTGGAGCTCAATTGATAACCCCGGGATGGACCCGAACGAAATCATTTCGGCACTAAGGGAACTAGACGAGCGATCATTTCGGCAAGAATACATGGCCACTTGGGAATCATTCGACGGTCTTGCATACTACAACTTTGATGAAAATGTTCACATTAAAAAGCAAGAGCCGATCACAGACGAACGACCTATCATTTTACATTTCGATTTCAACGTGAACCCAACAACGCTGATCTTGGGCCAAACTTATGGCGAGCGAGATCCATTTCTTTACTCATTTAAAAAGGAATATTCTTTTAAAGATTCATCAACGATCAACACGGTTAAGGCCTTTTGCGATGACTTTCGAAAGCTTAAAGACAGTGCGCACTTAAAAATTAGAGGGGACGCGTCCGGAAAAAACAGATCATCAAACACAGGATTTGCCGACTACAAATATGTTCAAGATATCTTAAGAGAAAATGGATTTTCGTTTCAAATGGAGGTCCAGTCGAAAAACCCGGCAATCGTTGACAGAGTGAGTCACGTCAATTCATACTTGAAAAATGTTAAGGGCGAACACAGGATTGAAATTGATCCGTCGATGAAAGATACTATTCGCGATCTGTCATCACAAACGCTTGAGGGCCGAATGCCGTCTGACAAAAACAATTTAGGTCACAAGGCGGATGCTTTAGGGTATGGGATTTACTGGGACTTTATAAATCGAAATGCACCAGCGTTGAGTAAAACAAAAATATTGTGAGGTTTTAAATGTCTTTGCAAAATAACCTTGAGGGTCTCGGAAAGTTTGTTAAAGACAACGCCGATCACATAGCACACAACGCAGTCCTTTTTGATATTTACGAAGGAACACTTTTAAAATATATCCTTAATGATTTGAAAGACGTGTTGAGTGAAAAATCCTATCCGCTTGCAAAGGCCCGGGTTGCTCCAATCAATTTGCTTGTTCAGATAGTTGATAAATTATCAAAAATATATTCTAAGCCACCTAAGCGAACAATCGTCGAAGGAACTGGCGGAGAGAATGACAAAGAGCTATTGAGCTGGTATGAGAATGAAACCGAAATGAATCAGCAAATGAACATAGCAAACGAGCTATTTAATTTGCACAAATCGGTGACGTTCGAACCATTTTTAGAGGACGCCAAACCAAGGCTAAGAAACGTCCCGTCTGACAGGTCTATTTGGCACTCATCAGATGCGCTCAACCCAACAAGACCGACGGAATACATTAAGTTTTTGGGATCACAATTTATCAACAATCGTGAGTCTAAAATATATTTCGTTTACTCTGCCGATGAGTTTTACATTGTTGATGATGATTTTAAAGTTGTTGGATCACTGATGAACAAATATCAAACCGATGGTGTTAACCCAATCGGAGCGATACCAGCAATCTATGTGAACAAATCTCATTTTTCAGTGGTGCCACAATCAGACACCGACTTTTTAAAGATGACGAAATTAATTCCTATCCTATTGTCTGATTTAAACTTCGCAGCCATGATGCAATCTTTTTCCATTATTTACGGGATCAATGTTGATAATGAAAACGCCGTGATGTCCCCAAACGCATTCTGGACCTTTCACACAAGACCGGGAACGGACGAGAAACCGGAAATCGGAATGATCAAACCCCAGGTTGATATCGATGCTGTTTTAAACTTAGCCGTCACGTTGGTTTCGATGTGGTTGAAGTCTAGGAACATTAGGCCAGGCGTGATTGCTGATTTATCGGCGTCAAACGCAGCAAGTGGATTTTCTAAGCTGATCGACGAGTCCGACACATCAGAGGATCGACAAAGACAGGTCGGGTATTTTAAAAAAGCTGAAACTCAATATTGGGAACTCATCACGCAAAGACTTCATCCGTATTGGCGAGCTCAACAAATGATCGACACAAACCTTGATTGGACGCCGGGCGTTAAGATCATTACAGATTTCCATGAACAGCAACCGCTGGTTGATCGAACTAAGTTGCTTGATGATTTAATTAAGGAACTTTCAAATAAACTGACATTGCCTGAAATTGCAATCCAGCGCCTCAACCCTGATATGACAGAGCAAGAGGCCATGGAACTTCACGAAAAGATAAACGAGCGAACTAGCGCGCCTATAAAGATTGAAATGGAATCATCCGAGACGGACGAAGAAGAAGAGACAGAAGAAGTCGAAGAGATTGAATCAGACGATGGGGAACTAGAAGAGACAACATAGATTTACAACGGGGTTTCGTGGCTCAACAAAAGGTTGTGATAAAATTTCCTGAAAAATACAAGGCGCTCACACCCGTTGAGCGTTTGGCCGTTGGTCGTGAAGTTGTCCAATACATAAGAGAAAGAACTGAAAAAGGTTTGGATAAGGATGGGGAAAAGTTCCCAAAATATTCAAACCGATATGTTAAATCACTCGACTTTCAAAACGCTGGAAAATCAAAAAGTAAAGTAAACTTAGCTTTATCGGGCGATATGATGGCGTCGATCAAACTGCTAAACTTCAATCGTGCTGGCGAAATCACCATAGGACTTGAGTCCGGCGATCCCGAAGAAGGGAAACTTGAGGGCAACAGAAAAGGCACCTATGGGAACTCAAAGCCAGTCACAGATCCTCGTGACCCACTTGGTATTGAAGACGATAAACTAAAAGAGATTCTAAGATCATACGATACGCGAACGGTCGAGGACACAGAGGCAATTGAAAGGGCAAGGGAAAAGCTCTTAGAGAATCTAGAACAAGCGCAGATTGAAAAGAAAAAGTCCGGTGGAATAACAGACGTTTCAGCAAGAATCAAATTTGCTGGCGGTGTTAAGGGTTTATCTAAAAAGATTTCCCAAACCATCAGCGAACTTGAGGATGACAGTGGCGAGTAAACCAGTCAAAACTCAAATCGCAAACCTTGCTAAAAAGCTTGAAAAAGCAGTCAAAGAAACATTCTCTAAAAACAACATGGAGCTATTGGGCAACCAAATATTAAGCGACATTGTAACTAGAACAAGGCTTGGTTATGGGTTTGAAGAAATAAACGGGCCGAAAAAAAAACTAGCGCCATTGTCTTTTTCCTATAGAGACTTTAGAGCTGGTCGAGCGGCATTTTACACAGACAAATCAGGCCGAATAAGGAAATACAAGCCAGAGCGTAGCCAAAAGCCAAAACTAGATTCGACAACAAGACCAAGCAAATCAAACTTGACTTTGACAGGAGATATGTTGCGATCAATCACATATAAGCAAGGCAGTTTGGGATTTGGAAAAACTTTGACTTTCTTTTCAGGCGACAGAAAGAATGCAGAAAAGGTTGGATACGCACACGACGGGTCTACCAACAGAGCACAAAGAAAGTTCTTAGGGTTAACTAAACAGGAAATAACAAAGATTCGAAACAGGGTAGAATTGATTTACTCTGCAAACTTAAAAAAATTTGTTGGAGGTTGAAAAATGTCTGATCAAAATGCGTCTACCAGTGGGGACGGACAAGGTGCCGGTGGGCCTTCGTCAAGCGATTCTAATGCACAA